ATTTGCAGCTTGAACTTTCTTAATCTCACTTTTAACAGCGTCTGAGTTACGTTTAACAGCGTCTCCCATGTGATTAATAGAGTTTCCAGATTGTTCAGCACCTTTAATAACAGCGTCGTACCATTCTTTATACTTACCGTTTGTAAGTTCAATAGCTGCCTCATGGTTTCTACTATGTTTTGTCATTTCACGATATATCGCTGTACCTACACCGACAAACGCAGCTCCAATTAACGCAGCACCCGCAACATAAGGGTTAGTTAGTAATGTTGCCATACTCCCTGCTTTCGCTGCTTGTGTTCCGACTCCTGCTATAGATGTTGATAATTTAATCATGTCTCCAACCGACTTAGCTGTTGACATTTTACCAACCCATTTTACAAAACTTCCGATAGCTTTCACACCACTACCAATTCCGGTAGTCATTCTACCTAACACAGACATGAAAGGTCCAAATCCTAGAGTCGCTAATTGTACCGCTGTTGGTAGCTTACTAAACCACAACATCATATTACCTAGCGAGTTTACTAATGGTTTTGAGGCTGTTAGAGCTTGTGCTAGTTTAGGTAATAATTGAGATCCCATTTCAATAGCCATTTTCTGAATCTCATTTTTTGCCATTTTCAATTTACTAGCACTAGTTTGATAACGGATAGCAGCCTCTTTAGTTAAAGCGTTGTTCTCTCGCCAACCTTTGTTAGAAATCTCTAACGCCCTACCTAGTCCACTTTCTCCGTTTAATGCACCGGCTAAACGTTTAATAGCGTCGGCTTCACGTATTCCCGTGATACCTAGACCAGATAACACATCATTCACGTTTCCGCCGTTTTCTTTAACTTCATTTAACCCTTTAAGCAACATCTCTAAAGCTTCTACAGGTCTTGTTCTAAATGCGTTGGCAAATTCATTAGCACTTACACCCGCAGCACTAGCGAATTTTTGTAAACTATCTCCACCACTTGCAACGGCGTTTTGCATTTTATTCATTACTTGAGTCATTGCACTACCACCCGCCTCAGCTTCGATACCAACTGTACTTAAAGCGGCTGCTAGTCCTAACACATCAGCCTCAGCCATGTTAGTTTGTTTACCCATACCAGATAGACGTTGTGCCATTTCCACAATAGCTCTCTCATTTGTAGCGAAGTTATTTCCTAGTTCAACTATTGATGACCCAAGATTTCTAATATTACCTTGACTCGTACCCATAACAGCCATGAATTGAGCTAAACTCGTTGCCCCTTCTTCAGCTGCTAGGTTAGTTGTCGCTCCTAAGTCAGCTATTGTTTTTGTGAAATCAACAATGTTTTCAGCCTTAATTCCTAATTGTCCTGCGACTTCTCCAATTCGTGAAAGTTCATTAGCACTTACTGGAATCTGTGTTGACAGGTCTAAAAAGCTTTGTCTAATAGCGTCTAATTGCTGTGGTGTTCCGTTAACAGTTTTAACTACACCTGCGAACGCACTTTCAAAATCTATAGCAGCCTTACCAGCTAGAAACATTCCTGTTGTAAGTCCACCTGTTATCTTAGAAAAGCCGTCTCCAAAGTTCGACATTTTTTGTCCGAACGCTTGGACTCTACCTCCCACATCATTTAAGCGTTGAGCCACGTCAGCCAATCGGCCTCCATTATTTCTAAACGCTGTATGTGTTTGTTGCATTGCGTCACGTAGTTTATAAAACCCAGTCTCTGCGTTTGCTATTTTAGTAGGTAAAGACTGTAATTCTCTTTGTTGACTACTAAATGTCCCATTAAGAGATTTAATTTGCGTTTCAAGACCTTTAATCTCTTGTTGTGTTGCTTTATACGATTTAGACGTGTTAGCTACAACATCTTTATATTTTAAAGCTGCTGCACTCGTCTTACCATATGTGTCTTGTAAATGTTTTAAATGTTCTTTTTGGCTTTGTAACAACGTTCCTGTTGTTTTCAAAGTCGTTTGTTTTTGTCTTAATGAGCTAGACAGCTTGTCTATCTCCTTTGGTAGTTGTACGGTTGATTTTTTTAAGTCATCATAACGAGCTTTTAACAAGTTAACATTACTTGCTGACTGCTTCATCTGTGAACTCAATCCACTCATTTTAGCTTTATACACGTCGTAAGCTTTACCGCCACTACCTAACGAAGCGATATTTCTTTTCGCTTCAGCTTGTAATTGTCTCAAGGCATTTTCACCTTGCTTAAGAGCTGAGGTAAAACTGCCAACTCCTTCGGCTGTCAGTATGACACCGACTTTATCCATATACCCCGACAAATTTTTACCTCCTTGTTATAACAATTTACTAAAATTCATTTCTCTTACTTCTTCCTGTTGAGTTTCTTCATGATTGAAATTCTCTTCTATATATCTGTTAATCATAAACACAATATATTCTAAGCTGTAATCATACATAAACTCACTCTTAGTCATGTTAAACCAAGTTCGACACCTGTAAAATAAATCGTCCCAGTCTATTTCTTGCGGTTTTTCGCTTTTTGTTTCTTCGGTTTTCTCGCTGGGTGTTCGTAAATATTCACTTGGTCGTCTACCGGTCTTTCTAAAATACGCTTTCCCTCGTCGCTATCGTCGGTAATACCCAACATTTCTAGTAAAGTTGCTGTTTGATCCCCGTACATAGCTTCTTGGTATTTCAAAATAAATAACTCTAATTCTGTATCATTTACGTTTTCTAGTACTTCTTCTATTGTAGTTTTATATCCATTCGCTTTTAAAATTGAAACTAAAAATTTTGCTGTAGCTACATTTTTCTCTTTTAAATATACGTCATTCCATTCACCCTGCTTTATTCCAAAGTCAGCCTCTAAATGTAACCACACAGCTAAGTTCGATTTTAATTCAATTTCATTTCCTAAAATATCTGTTTTAAACGTTTTTACTGTTTTTGTAAATATACTCATTCATGTCCTCCAAAAAAATAAAGAGCTAACAAATGTCAGCTCTTATAAATTATCCTGCTACAACTACTGTCTCATCAGTTGTTCCCGATTTAAGACATTGTTTAAGTGTTTCTGCGTCATAGAAACCTTGTAATAATAGTTTTTCTTTATCATATTTATCAGTTTCACGTAAGTCAATTTTACTAAATACTGATTTGTCTTTACTTCCTACAACAGGATAAGCTTTAATAGTTACCTGTGTGATGTTTTCTTTTTTCTCATCTGTTTCAGTCTCAGCGTTAAAGTCTGGGTTTTCGATTTGGCACACAGGGAAATTGTAGATAATTTCTTTACCGTCTTCATCAGTTACAGGGAACGCCCAACGGAACTGTTTATAACGAGGTGAGTCACCTTGTACGTAAACTCCTGTAGCTAATTTTTTCATACCCGACATTTCTTCTAAGAATCCGTCTGGGAAAAATCCGATATCAACTGTCATTTCAACACTTGCAAATTTTACAATATCACGTGCCTTAATGTTTGATAGATATACTGTTTTTTCTTTGATTTGCCCTTTGAATGCTACTTTATCAATAGCGAACACTTCATAAGTTTTTTCATCATAAGTCAAACCTTGAGAGCTTGTTGCTTCTGTTTTAACTTTTTGTAAATAACCTGCTCCAATTCCTGTTAATAGAGCTTTGCTAACTGCTTCTTTTGTTACTGCCATTTTTGGTCCTCCTAAATTTAATCTAGTAATGCGTCTTTTACTTTTCTCGCAAATGGATCTTTGTGTTTCTGTGCTGCTGGTCTAACGTGTGGGTTAGGTGGTTTATAAACACGACCTTTACCGTATTTACGCTTACGTCCTTTACCTTTCCCACGTCCTTTATGACGAGAGAAACCAGCGTGCCACCCTATCTCATGGAAATATAAGTGTAGGTTAGGACGTCCCGCCCAACCTATCTGGCTTTCCATATTACCGTGACTCGCAACAATACCAGCCACACCCGCACCCGTTTTTACTAGTCCTTTTCCGGCTGCTATTCCTTTTGCGTCTTCTTTTATTGCCTCAGCTTCTTCAACTATAACGCCGTTTACTTTGCCTGTATTACTCGCTATTTTCTCTAACCTTGCTATCGCCTGTTCAAATCCGAACGTCTCCATTAAGAATAAATCTCCAAATAATACATAAATTGTGTTTCCTTAGTATCCTCATCAACATCAATTATTTCGTGCCATTCACCCGTGTTGAGCGTAGTGCCTTCTAGTGCTGTTTGAATACTATTTAACACATCTGAACTATCTAAATCATGCGGTTTAACGTCAAACAGATTTAATTGAAAAGTGTTATGTTTTATAAATTTTTTGTTTGAACTGCGTTTTGACGTTGAGGCCACATGAAAATAAATTAGCTTAGGGAACTCCTCGTTGTCGCTGAGTCCATAAGCTAACGGGATATTCAGATTTAACTTTGTTATAGTCTCGAATATTAATTCTTTTGTACTCATTATTTAACCACCTCCACAAGTGATATTTCTGTTTCGTTTTTCACATGGTTGTGGTAGATCCTAGCAATCGTATATTTCTTATCATTAATTATCACAAATAGTTTACTT